TTCCGGTGTAGGGGCACTCGACGTCGCCATAGTCGAAGACGTTCGCCGTCGCCTTCCACGACCGATAGCGCCACGGACAATAGTCCCGCCAGGCGCATCGTTTCGGCAGCATCGTGCCTTCGACGTCGGTGGCGGCGGCGAGGCGCCATTCGATCATCGTCGGATCGGCGGCGGTCTTCTGTTCGACCGTCCAGATCTCGGCCGGCAGCATCGCGGTCGGATCGGCTTCGGCTGCGCCGTCGAGATACTGGGCGAAGGTCCGCAGACGCGTCACCCGCGCGCCGACCGCGTCGTCGTGCGCCAGCACGACACCGGCGAGCAGCAGCGTCACGTTCGAGACACGGAGCGTCGGTGTCGGGATCGCGCCGCGACCCGACACCTCGAAGCCCTCGGCGGTGACGTCGGCGCCGACATAGGCGACACCGTCGAAGGCGATCGACGCACCGGCGGGGATCGACGGGGAGAAACACCAGACCTCGTCGACCCCGAGCGGCGAAAGGTCGAGCCGGTAGAGATCGATCGGCGTTCCGGGGTTCAGCGACTGGACGGTGGCTGAGAGCGAAGTCACGGCGCGAAGCTCTCCGTCAGGGTCAGCGTGAGCGTGGTCAGTCCGTATTCCGGCGGTGAGGACGACCACTTGCGGCAGGTCCACCGGCGGGCGAGGGACGATCCCGGAAGCATGAAGACAAAGGTCGTCGCCCCTCTCCATCCCGCGAGAACCGACTGAACGGCCTCGGCATCGGCGACAGGAATGCCTTCGAGGACGAGCGTGACCTGCGCCGACACCGAATTGAGTCCATCGGCGGTGATCTGCGAATAGCCGTCCCCGAACGATGCCTCGCGCACCCGCGCCGTCGTCTCCGAGGAGGTGCCGACCGATGGCTCGACACCCACCGGCAGGGTCAGGGTCGGATGGGTCACGCTTCGAACTCCCGCCGCGCCGCGATTCCGCCCGGAGCCGAGGCCCGGGTGAACCATTTCTCCGCATGTGCGTCGAGCGTCCGCTCGAGATCACGCCGCATCTGGTCGCCGTAGGCGCGGTCGCGGGCCGGATCACCGGAGGACGTCGGCATGTTCATGTGGATGGTCGGGGCATAACCGCCGACCATCAGATTGGAGATCGCCCCGCCCGGCCCGCCGAACGACGAGTCGGGCACCGGCACGGTGTCGCGCAATCCGGCGACCTCGTCGCGCGGGACGACGATTTCGCCGGTCTGAAAGACCGCGAGACGTTCGTCCGACGCCAGACCGTAGCCGGAATGATAGCGGGGCAAGCTTTCGTAGGCGGACCGCATCATCGGAGGGAGAAGCCGATAGGGCCCGCCATCACCGACCAGACCACCGTCGTGATAGACGCCACCGAGGGTCGGAACCGGGATCGCCGCCGCGGCGGAGCGGGCGCCGGCGCCCGAGAACAGCCAACCGAAGACGCCACCCATCTGACCGGAAACCGCCGACTGGGTACCGAACAGACCGGCGAGCGGACCTTGACCGAGAAGCGCGGCCTGGAACCCCGCCTGGATCAGCGATTGGATGATCCGGTTGATCGCCTGCTCGACCGTCGCCGATCGGGTCGCCAGAGACGAGAAGGCATCGGTCAGGCTCGACCCGGCGAACTGCTCCGCCTCCTGCATTCCTTCGTAGGCGCGACGCTCGCGATCGAGGCCCATGACCGCGGCGGCCCGAGTTTCGGCCGAGCGTTCAATTTCCTGGCGCATGTCTTTGGTGACGGTGCCATAGATCCGCTCGGCTTCCGCCGTCGCCTCCAGAACCGCCTTGTAGCGCGCCAGCGTTTCCGGCTGCATACCGATCGTCATACGCTGTGCGTTGATCTCCGCCGTCGTCTTGTCGAACGAGAGCATCGACTTTCGCCAACTCTCGTCTTGGCCATAGACCTCCAACGACTTGGAGTTGCGCTCGTCGATCGCGACTTGCGCCATCGAGAAATGATGACCCTCGCCGGCGCCACCGCGGACGAACCCGGCCTGTTCGAGGATCGCCGCTTGCTCCTCGGTGACGTGCGACAGGTCGAATGCCAAACCACGCTCGTGCAGCGACGTTCCGGGCCTCGCTGCCTTGGATCCGAGAGACCGACGCAGTGCGATCTGATCCTCGGCGGTCCGATACCCTTCGTTGATCGTCGGCGGAGTGATGCCTCGCGATTCCATCAGCGAGAAGGCCTCGGCGAGGCGCCGCTTCACGTCGTCGGAGGCGGACGTGATCGCATAGGCCGGCATCCCCGGCTTCAGGTACTTCTTCAGAAAATCGTTCGGATTGGCCGCGTCGTACTCGGCCTTCGCCGCGTCGGACGCCTTGCTGAATTTTCCGAACAGGTCCGACGCCGCAAACGGGCTTCCCTGCTGGCTGGAAAGCGCCGTGGCATACGCCTCCGCAAGCTTCTTCATCCGATCCGCGTAACGTTCGAACGAAGCCGGCCGATCGGAAGACATCCAATCCGGTATAGACGACCTGATCGTGCGCATCGCGGATGCGAAACGCTCCGCTTCGAGCTTCGCATCGACGATTCCGGTCTTCAGTTTCTCGATTTTGACCTCCGCCTGAGCGGCGCTGTCCGACATCTTCAGAAGTTCATTGCCGGCATGGAGCAGCTTGTCGTCGCCGCCGGCGGCATTCATCAACCTCTGCACTTCCTCGCGAAACTGAACGACTTTCGGGTTTCCGGCACCGACGGACGACTGAAATCTCTCCAGGGCGGACTGGAACGGTGCGAAGCGGCTCGCGGCCTTCGACCAGTCGGCATCCATGCCGACGATCTGTTGCAGGACACCGAAGGGACTGATCGTCTTCGCATTTCCGACGATTTCATCGGAGAGTTGCTTCGACAACTCTTCGAGATCTTTCTTGTTTGCGAGAAGCTGCGCCGACAGAACGCCGGCAGAACTCGAATTCGAGGATCTGTCTCCTTTGTCGAGACGATCCCTTGCCCGAGCGAAATCATCCACCAGCTTGATGTTTTCCTCGAGCGCCCTCGAGACGTCGCGCCCCTTGTCGATCAGAGCGAACGAAGCCGCCGCCACGCCGGCCATTGCACCGGCGGCAAGCCCGAAGGGCCCGACCAATCCATAGGCGGCGGCAGCCATCGCCTTCAGGGTTCCTACGGCGCCCTTTTCGGAGGCGGCAAGCAGTTGGAAGACCTGCCCGCCCTGGCTGGAGGCGATCTGCATCGGAGAGGCGCCCATCATCGCCATGGTGACGATGTCGTTCGCCTGGAATCCGAGGTTCTTCATCTCCCAGCCCTTGAGGCCGGCGAAGCCCGTGACCTTCTGATCCATCGACGCACGGATCGCTTTCAGCTTCTCCGCCGCCTGCGCCTCGGCAGTCGTCAACTCGGCGGCGGTGAGGCGTCCGGCGGCGGCGAGGCTTCGGAACTCTGCGAGTTCGGCATTGACCTTGGCCTGTGCTGCGGCGAGCGGATCGAGCTGCGCCCTGAGGATCCTGACACGCTCGTCCAGCGCCTCGGCCTCACGATGGGCAGCCTCGAAGACGCCGGCACTGTCGGAAGCCGACTTCGACGCCGGGCCGATCCCCATCAACTTGGCGTACTGGTTCTGCCAGCGACCGGCGGCCATCTCGGCGTTGGCGCTGGCAATGTCCTCCGCGTAGGGGTTCCGGGGCGGCCCGATGAAGGCATCGCTCTTGGAAAACCCCTTATAGGCGCGCGCCTGGGCGGCGACGTACTCGTCGATCGAGATCGCACCGCGCCGCCAGAGATCCGCAGCCTGAGCGATTTCGGCGTTGACCTGCCGCTGTCTCTCGCCGATCGGATCGAGCGCCGCCCGGAGCCTCGCGGCCCCGGCCGACAACTCTTCGAACACGGCGGCGCTCGCCTCCGCGCCACCGCCGATGGCGAGCCTGACGCCCGAGAGTTTCTCGATCCGCGCCTGGACGGCGGTCAGCTCCCGCTGGGCCTCAGATCCGAACTGAGCCGCAGACGAACGGGCCGACGCGAAGGCGCCGGACAGCTCGCGTGCGTCTCCGGTGATCCGATAGCGCAGTTCACGATCGGCCATCGGGAGAATCCTCGTCTCAGCGGGTGCCGGCACGGCGCCGGAACAGCGCTGCCATGGTGCCGCACTCCACCGGACGGCGGGGCGGGTCGCGGTCGTCTTCGTCGGACTTTCCGCCGAAAATCGCCTTCAGCAACGAGATCCGGCCGCGATGGGCAAGGCGGATCTCGGCGATCGTGGCGGCGTAGGCTTCGGCCGGCGACCAGCCGAGCCAACCGGTGGCGATTTCGAACAGCCAGGAGATGTACGCCTCCCGGCTCATCCGTTTCCCGGTTCGACCTCCGCCACATCGGCATTCGGATCGGCATCACCGGCGGCGAGGGCGACCAGATAGGCGGTCAACGCCGGCGCATGACGCGTCGCGCCGGCCCGGAAGAGCTCGGAGGTGAGATCGTCGATCTCCGCCGTCGATGTGATGCCGGCACCGGCCGCGGCGACCGAGCCGATCGCGGAGATGTCGATCGAGGCGACCTTGTTCAGGGCCTGAGAGATACCGCCGTGCGCCCGGCAGATCGCCAGAGCCGCCCCGAGAGTGGGACGCAGAGTGATGGACCGATCGCCGATGGTGAGGACGGTCTCGCCGGAGCCGAGCACGATATTCTGTGGTTTCATCTGGGTGGTCTCCATGGGCATCCGGCCCGCCAAGACCCGGACGCGAACGGGTGGTCGTTACGACCGCCGGAGCCCATGAAGCTCTCGGGGATCGCGCATGGCCCCATGGCGGCGGGGCGGCTCGATGCGTCGGGGCGGGTGGCGATCAGCCGCCGGAGCCGGCGGCGGCCTCGGTGACGACGATCGTTCCCGAGATGATCTCGAGATCGACCTTGTAGTCGACGGTGTTGTCGCCTTGACCGATGGTCTTGGGCATCGACATCACCAGCGCCTTGAACACCGACTTGGTCGGCGTCCCGCCGGTCGGGGCATCGTTCTCTTCGACCTTGAAGTTGTAGGCCGTGTCGTCGTCGAGCGCGGTGCGCAGCTTGGTCTGTCCGGCATCGGGATCGTCGGCGTGGATGCCGAGCGAGATGGCGCCGTCGTCGAACGAGCCCTTGGCCTTGCGGATGCCGCGGGTCGACAGGCTCTTGACCTCGACCTTGTTGTACTTGCGGCCGAATTCGCCGAGGTCGGAGACCTCGCCGACCTCGGTCCACGAGGTTTCGAGCGACGGCGTCGTGGTCTTCCCGCCGATGAAGAGCTTGGTGCCGGAGGCGGTATGATAGGCCATGGAATCCCTCCTCAGGCGGCGATGCCGGCCGCCGTGGTGCGATAGGTGACGCGGTAGACGAGACCGAGCCGAGCAACCGGCCTCGAGAGCGGGGTGCCGTCGTCGGTCTGTGTGCGGAAGTCGAAACGAGTCTCGGTCAGCACCACCCGATGGGTGAGTGCCCGAAGCGCGTCGTCCCCGGCGACCGCCGCTTCGATCGCTTCCGCGAGGTCGTCGAGCACGCGATCCGGGTCGTCTCCGGCGAGCGCCATGGCGGTCACCTGAAACCGCGGCTCGCGGGCCCGTTTCGCGGTGGTGTCGGCCTCCGACGTCTCGTCGACGGTGAGGATCGTGACTCGTGGCAGATCGCCCGTCGAAGGCGGGTCGACGCGGGTACCGGAAACGCGGCCACCGAACACGCCGAGCGTCGAGATCGCCGAAATCAGAGCGGCGCGGATGGCGGTACGCGGGTGCACGTCACACCTCCCTGAGTTCGATCCGGGTCATTCCGTCGGCTGTCGGAAACGGCTCACGGGCGACGACATGGGCGATGCCGTCGACCGCCAGTGTCGACCCCTTGCCGATCGATCCGGCGGCGGCGGTCGGAACGTTGACGATCAGCGTTCCGTCCTCGACCGACGGACCGTCGGCGAAGTCGAAAGCCGTCGCCGCGCCACGATCGACGATGGCGCCGACGAGCGGACGGTCGCCCGCGTCGGTGCGATGGGCGACCGGCGTCGCCCCGCCGAAGAGACGGGAGCAGACGCCGGAGAGACGGGTGATATCGACCATGACGATCGTCAGGCGAGCGTCAGACGACGCAGCGCCTTCGGCCGCATGCAGACCGCCAGCGGGTTCGCCTGGACCTCGAAGGCGCGGCTCGATTCGGTCTGACGTTCCCGCCGCTGGATCAGATAGGACGGCAGGCCCTCGGTGTTCACGAAGTCCCAGGTGTCGGCCGGCGCGTCGAACTCCTGGAACAGGCCGGGAACTCCGACCGGAACGAGCCGACCGCCGGCCGAGGGAACGCCGACCACGCCGTCGTCGGAGCCGCGATAGTTGACGAAGGTGAAGTCACCATAGGTGAACGAGGAATAGGCCTTGTTCGCCGAGATGATCGCCGGAGCGTTGGAGTTGCCGGTCTCCGCGACCTTCATCTGCTCGTAGCGCTCCGGCGCGTTCTCGACGGCGTCGTAGAACTCGTCGCCGCAGAGAATGGTGAAGGTGGCACCGACCAGCGACATGCCGCCGAGTTCCTTGACCACCGACCGCTTCAGCCCGGTCAGCGCCTTCTTCAGCGGCGTCTTCAGTCCGTCGGTCTGAACGACCGGAAGCGCGAGCGCGGCCGGGCGCGACACACCGTAGGTGTCGAAGTAGTCCCAGAGCACGGTCGAGCCGTCGGCGTCGTATACGGTACCGTCGATCATGCCGAGATACATGTACTCCTTGGTGTAGGAGAGCTCCGCCTTCAGCCCGACCGGTCCCTCGATCCGCTTCTGCACCATGCGCTCGGCGGTCTCGAGCGCGGTCGCAGAGCCGAGCTGACGCACCTTGGCGACCTCGTCGGCGTGGATCACCGCCTCGCGGGCGAGGCGGACGGTCGAAAGGATCCGGGTCTTCCCCTTCTGATTCTTCGACTGCGTCGGGGCCGAACCGCGCGGGCTGGTCTGGATCAGGCGCAGCGCACCGTCGACGTCGTCGAGAGCGACGTCGGTCGTGTAGACGCCGGACGCGGCGACGATGCCGAGATTGGACAGGAACGTCGGCTGGAACGGCACCCGCTCGTTGACCCACTGGGTGAGCGTGATCGCCTTGAAGGCATCGTTGTCGAAGATGTTGAGCGTGAGTTCGGGCATGACGCCCTCCTGTTCGGGAGACCGTTTCGGGTCGGATCTGGATCTGGAAAGACCGGTCGAGCCGGACGAGACGTCAGCTGCGGACGATGATGCCCCGCCCCGCGAGATTGGCGATCGCCGTCGCCTTCTGCTGGTCGGTGATTCCGGCCGGCCAGGCGAGAGCGAGACCGTTCACCTCCGAGGACCGGGCGGTGATGGTGCGCTTCTGGTCGACGGTCGACGCGTCGCACCCCTCGTAGAGGATCGCGACCGCGACTTCGGCGCCGGTCGCCTTCGACGGATCGAGACCGGTATACTTGCCCGAGCCGACGGCGACGGTGATCGCGAAACCGTCACCGACCACGAAGTCGGTCGCACCGTCGGCGATCGCGAACTTGACGTCGTCCGAATAGGTCGCGCCGACCGCGACGTCGCCGACCAGGAATCCGTCCGGATCGGTCACCCGGAAGGTACCACCGTTGGTCGCGACGGCGATGCACTTGACGGTGTAGATGCCGACCTTGGCGGCGGAAGCGACCGGCGCGGTGGCATCCATGGTCAGGGTGCCGTTGCCGGTGTTGGCGCCGGCCGCACCGGCGCCGGCGGCGGCGACGGAGGCCGTCGCGGCATGGCCGATCTTGCCGAGCACCGTGCCGGCAACGTAGTTGCCGCCGGCGATCGTGGCGACTTCGCGCGACAGGTACCCGTTCGCCTCGGAGACGAGGTATTCACCGGTATGCAGGCCTTCGGTGTAGACGGTCATCTGGACCTCCCATGGTCCGCGGGCACCGGCCCGCTCGGGTCGTGATCGGCCGACGGGCGGCCCTGGTGATCGGCCTCAGGCGGCCGGATGGTTGTGACGATTCCAGATCGCCGCGGGATCGATCCGCGACGTCGAGACGTTGCGACCGATCTGTCCGGGCTGATGGGCCGCGATGGTCGCCGGAGCGGCGGCTTCGGCGGCCGAGATCCTGGCGAACAGATCGGCGCGCACCGCCTCCAACGAGGCGCCGGCGGCGATGGCGCGGTCGGCGATCGTCGCCTCGATCTCCGGCGCCTGACGACGGGCGAGACCGACGGCCGATCGGATCTCGGTCGCCGCGGTCAGTCGGGCCGTCACGGTGGCGGCATCGGCGCCGCTGCGGACGAGTTCGGCGGCGAGCAGCGGTTCTCCGCCGTCGACGCAGAGCCGCACGATTTCGGAGGCGGCGAGGCGCGCGGCATCGACCGAAGCGGCGAGCGCGGCCCGGGCCTTCTCGGTGTCGACGGGCGGATCGTCCGAGATCGTCTCCCCCGACTTCGCGGAGGCCTTCGACATCGGCGGTTCCGGCATCGACGCGACGGCCGCGAGCGGATGACCGTTCGTCCAGCCGCGGGCGGCGGCGGCGGCCGCGAGCCTCTCCGGCGCCCTGGTGTAGACCCGGAAATCGAAGGCGGTCGGCTCCGGCGGTTCGACCTCGCCGCCTTCGCCCTCTCCTTCACGCTCCGGATCGGGCAGGCCCGAGGGATCGTCGAGCGCGGCGGCCGGGGCGAGGCGATCGGCATAGCCGCGGGCGACCGCATCGTCGGCGGTCAGCCAGCTTTCGGCGATCATCTCCTGGCGACACTCCGCCGCCGACCGTTTGGTCTTGGCCGCGTAGACCTCGGCGAGGCTGTCGCCGAGCTTGCCGAGGAATTCGGCGTTGCCGAGATGCTCGGCCTGGTCGCCCCAGGTGATCGTCGCCGGGTCGTGGATCATCATCATCGAGCCGAGCCGCATCACCACTTCGTCGCCGGCCATGGCGATGATCGAGGCGGCCGAAGCGGCGATCGAGTCGACGACGCAGGTCACCTTGCCGCGATGAGCCGACAGGGCGGAGTAGATCGCGAGACCCTCGAAGGCATAGCCGCCGCCGGAGTTGATCCGGACGGTCACCGGAGTGTCGGGCCCGAGGGTCGTCAGCGCCGCGATGACGTCCATCACCGTGAAGCCGTCGTCGCACCAATCGAGTCCGACGGTGCCATAGAGCAGGATATCGGTGCCGTGGAGCACGTTCATGGTTCAGCCTCGCCGATTTTTCGGCGCGACCGGCGCCGGTTCGGGTTCCGGAGGGGTCGGCTCGCCCTTGCCGATGGCGCGGCGGCCGTCACTGTCGAAGGAGAGCCCGTCACGATCGGCGCGGGCGTTGTCGGCGGCGATCTCGGCGTCGATCTGCTCGACGTCGTCGCCCGCCTCGGACACCATCCCGCGGCGCGACTTGAAGCCGGCGCGGATTTCGTCGCGCTTCGCTTGGACGTCCTGAACCGGATTGATGTAGGACCAGGCCTGCGGCACCCAGCTCGCGCGGCGCACCCTGGCCGGATCGACCGATCGCGGCAGGCGGATCGCGCCGGAGAGCATCGCCAGATCGGCCCAGCGCGCCAGCACCGGCCGACAGCTCTGCTGCACCACGATGTGGTGTTGCCACATACCGCAGCGCCGGCGGAACTCGTTGACCGCGGCGCGCCAGGTCCGGTCGTTGACCAGGCCGTAGTCGCCGGTCAGCTGTTCGTAGAGAATGCCGGCGGCGATCGCGACCAGGCGATGCTGATCGCGCTTGTAGTCGGCATAGTCGTCGCCCGGTTTCGGCGGGGTGGAGAAGTTGACGGTCTGTCCCGGCGCCAGTTCCTGCATCGTGCCGGGATCTAGGGTCGCGATCATCGTGCCGTCGTCGGCGACCGGCGGATCGCCCTGATCCTGCTGACCATCCACCCGCGCGTCCTCGTCCGGCGTCGAGGTGACGAAGCCGGCGAACATCGCGGCGATCTTCTGGCGGAGCAGCTGGGCGTCGTCGTATTCGTCGAGATCGTGCAGCTTCACCAGCGCCCTGGTCAGCCAGGGTTCGCCGCGCAACAGGCCCGGACGGCGCAGGAAGCGCATGTGGGCGACGTCGCGGGCGGCAATCGGCGCCGGAGAGGTATCACCGACGCCCGCCGACCACATGTCGTTCGGATGGCGGCGATAGAGCCAATAGGCGGCGCGGCGGCCGATCGAGTCGAGTTCGATGCCGGCGCGGATCTCGTTGCCGGAAGTCGACATCTGCCACATCGACTCGGGGCAGAACTCCGCTTCGAGCAGCTGCAGCTGCAGCGGCACCGACAGACCGTCGCCGGGAAGCCGGGTGCGCATGCGGATGAAGACGTCACCACCCTCGAGCGCCGATGCGACCGCCAGGGCCTGCTGGCCGAAGAAGTCGAGGCCACCATCGGCGTCGCTCTCGTCGGTCCAGATGTCGAACAGCTCGGCGAGATCGCGGTCGAGACCACTGTCGCCGGTCCGCCACTGCGGCCGGATGCCGGTGCCGACGATGTTCGGTACCATCACCGACCAGATGATGCCGTCGGCGAGGCCGTTCTGACGGACGATGTCGCGCGACCTGGCCCGCAGGTTCGGCAGCGCGGCGCCGAGCAGTGCATTCGGCCCGGAGCGGGAGGCGAACCAGCGCGACAGGCGAGGCCCGACGCCGGCAGCCTCGTAACCGGACGATCGGGTCGACGGCGAGCCGAGCGATGCCGTCGGCCGGGCCGACGTCTCGCTCTTGACCCGGACGCGGACGCGGAACGGTTCCATCAGAGGCCCTTTCCGGTGGCGAACAGCGTGCGGCGACGGCGCGGGCGACCGGCGACGGCGCCGACCTCGCTCTGCATCATCGACAGGGTCTGCCGCATTTCGTCGAGGCTGCGATACGTGACCTCTCGGTCGGCGAAGCGGACCTTGAGGACGCCCTCGGCGATCGACTTCTTCAGCTCGTCGACCTGCGCCTGCGTATAGGCCACGGAGTCACCTCAGAAGGTTCGATCTGGAGACCCGCCGAACGCGGGCCGGGCGAGACGACCGAGGCAGTGGCTCGGACGGCGGCGGAATCGGTTTCGGCGGAGGCGGTGGCGCGGCGGGACGCGACAGCAGATCCTCCAGGCTCAGTTGGAGGTCGGGAGCCGGCGTCTCGCGTGCTCTCTGGTAGAGGTCCCAGTCCTCGTCGCGCGGCGGATCGCCCATCAGACGATGCAGCGCCGCGGCAGCGTAGACCCATGTGTCGAGCGGCTCGTTGCGCTCGTAGTCCTTCTCCCAGAGATATTCTGCAAAGCCGGTGCGCTTGTTGACGTGGCGCTTCCGGCTTTCGGCGGTGAGGCCCTGGTAGTAGGTGTCGGGCAAGTCCTTCGGGAACGCGACGAAGCCGGACCCCGCCGGGTCGTCCTTCACCACGTTGTGGTAGAGGCGGAGTTTGAATGCGCTGGTTCCGACGTTGTAGAAGCGATGGCCGCCCTTGCGGATCTTTCCGTCCTTGCGGCGCTCCTGCTTGATCAGCGCCAGTTTCGGATAGCCCTCGCGGCCGATGCCGCGAACCGCGAGCACGCGATGGGCCGGCCAACGGCGGACCCAGGCCAACACATCGTCCGTCTTGTAGTTGGCGTCGATCGCCACCCGGTCCGGCGCGATGTCATGGCCGAAGGCGTTGCGCCAAGTGCGCCCCATCAGCCGGTCGAGCTCGGCGCGGGTCTCCTCGTCGCCGACATCGCCTGGAATCACACCGTAATCGACGACCGCCGAGCGATAGGCGCGGCCCCAGGCGATCAGCTGCCATTCGATGCGGTCGCCCTGGACGTCGATCCCCATGGTGAGGACGAGAAAGCCCTCGGGGATCAGACCCAGGCGATGGCCGCCCGCTTCGGCGCGGCGGCGCAGATCCTCCCATCCGGGCGCTTCACCGGAGGTTTCGAACGCCTCGCCGGCCCAGTCGTTCAGGAACGTCTGCAGCGAGCCCTGCTCGTCCTTCTTCGACAGGTACTCACGGGCGATCCAGGCGAGGTTCTTCAGGCTCGAATAGGCCGCCCAGCGGTGGAACGACCGGTGGAACCGCTTGCGATCCGGAAACCGCGCCACCCAGCGACCGCGTCGCCGGATCGCCATCATGTGGTGATCGTGGATCTCACATCCGCAGGCGACACAGACGAAATGTGCATCCTCGACGTGTCCGTCGTCGATCGATGCCTTCAGGTTCTCCCATTCGAGGACCTGGAACTCTCCGCAATGCGGACATGGAACCTCGTAATATTCCTGGCTTCCCGCCAGAAACGACTTGGTGATCCGGCACCCCGGCATCACCAGAGGCGTCGACACCTTGAAGATCTTGGCGAAGTCGATCGCGCTGGACCGACTGTCGGCCTGGGCTTCCGGATCGCCGCCGTCGTTGTTGACCCACTTGGCCAGATCATCCTGCACCTGGCGGGTGACGGTGATCTGCGACAGGGTCGCCGGCGACGATGCACCGGAGATGATCAGAGCGGCGCGACCGTCGCGCCTCACCTTCATCATCACCGAGTCGGAGGCATCCCGCGACACGGTCGGGAACTTCGACCGAACCATCTGGATCGCGTCCATCATCGGCTTCAGCTTGCGCTTCGACCAACGGCGGGCGTTGTCCTCGGTCGGATGGACGTACATGAAGTCTCCGACGTCGAGGGCGATCGACGCCAGCGTGAACACGTTGGCGAGGATCGTGCCGCCGACCTGGGCCGACTTGTGGTCCGTGACGATCCGACAGGGATCGTCGGGGCCGAGCGCCCTGAGGATCTCGGCGTTTTCCGGAAACAGGTCCGGATTGTAGGGGCCCGGGAACGGCGGACCGTCGAATTCGATGTGATCGACCGCAAAGGCGTTGAAGTCGATGATCGGCGGCGGCGCCCACGCGGCGGCGAGCGCCTCCAGAGTGATGCGCTCGGCCGAGGCGACGCGGATCGTGGTCATTGCAGGTCGATCTCGACCTCGGTCTCGGGCTCGGCCGCTGCCGCCTCGGCTGCGAAGGTCGGCGCTTGCCGGGTCCGCTGCTCACGCCAGATGCGGCGGAGCACCATCTCGACGTCGCGGCGCGCTAGGGGCGCCGGCCCCGCGGTCTCGGTGCCGGCGGCGGCGAGCTGGGCTTCGGTGACCATTTCGACGACCGCGGTCGCCATCTCGACGATCGCCTGATCGACCGCGGTCAGCATCCGACCGACGATCTTGTCGGTGGCGAGGGAGACGTCTCGGGCCTGCACCAGCGTTCCCGCCGAGAGCGCCTCCTCGCGCATCATCCGACGGGTATCGATCTTCCGCTGTTCGAGCACCTCCATCCGGATCTGCTCGTCGAGCCCGGGTCCGGACGGGAACGAGGCAACTGGAACAGCCTGGACGTCGGCAACGCGAGCTTTTCCGTTGAGTCCGAGGCGTTGCGTCAAGTCGAGCGAGCGATCGAGCGACGCCCTGGCTTCGTCGACGCGAATTCTCGCCGATCGACCTTCGCCGACCATCGCGGACGGAGGGATCTTTCCTTCGGAGATCCACTGTGAAACGCGACCCGGGGAGACGCCGGAGATCTCGGCGAACCGCCCTTTCGTGACGATTTCGCCGTCCGCCATTCGACTTTACCGTTCTTTAGGCTGCCCTAAACTTTAGGCTTCACTATCCTCTACCACTGCGGTCGAGCCGGGGTCCGAATTACCCGTATCTCGGCAGATCGGCAGGGGCCCCCGGTCATCGGGCGGTGCGGATCGCGTCGGCGAAGGCTCGGTCGAACTCGACCGGGAACCGCTCGGCCGATACCCGCTCGGCAACATCGAAGAAGGCGAAGCGCGGCGCGTAGACGGCGCGGGGCACAAAGACGAGGACGATCTCCAGTGTCGACTTCTCGACCCGCCGAACGACGAAGCGCCTTCCGGCCTTGCCGATCACGAAGAACCTGGCGCGCTTGTTCCGGCGCCGGCTGGCGTCGGTCATGTTGTAGACCGCCTCTCGGCTGGCCTTCAGGTCGGCAAGGATCTGCACGACCGCCGATCGCCGCATGTTGCCATAGCCGTCGAGCGGCGCGTCGCGGCCCGGGACCGCCAGCCATCCGCTCGGCAGCACGCCGGCCGAGCGCAACAGCGCCTCGAACCCCTTGGCCAACCGCGGGCCACCGTAGACCTGTGGGTCGAACCAGTTGCGCGGCTTACTCGTCCCGGTCGCGTACTTCTGAGCGACCTCGGCGAAGAGGTCCGACTTGGTCGCCGGCCTGACCTCGAATGCGTTGAGCGAGAATGGCGTCGGCCGATCGAAGACCGATCGCATCTCCTCCTGCTCGGCCTTGCGGACGGCGATCGCCGTCCTGGTCAGCGCAACGGCAGTGGCAAACGGGAGCTGCGATGTTCCGATGTTGTCGAGGCGTCGAAGCTCGGGCAGAAGCCCGTCGTCGAGGCGGAAGGTCACATGACGCTCTCCCCTCCAACGAAAAACCCCGGTCGCTCTCGCGCCGGGGCCATCTCTTTTTCACCATGGGTGAAGTTGCCAGATCATCCAGACGCAGTCAAGCCCTCATCGGTGTCTTTCTCTTGGTCGGGCGCCTCGGCGATACCTCGACCACTGGTGTGGCCGTCGTCACCTCGCGGATCTGGCGAGGGGTCGTTACGTCGCCGAGCCATGGTATGTCGGCGACCGTCGACGGCAGGATATTGACGTCGAGGGTCGCGTCGGACAGCCGTTCGGCCAGCATGTCGAGTGCCGCCCGCCACGCCAGATAGCGCAGCCGCTCGACCAGCCCCGACACCGGGTCGGGGTCGAGTACCTCGAGTCGTCGAGAACCGGGGCGAGGACGACCGTTGATCGGCGGCGCCTCGACCTCGACGTCCTCCCGACCCACGACGTTTCCGTCGCGATCCCACATAACCGGCCGCGAGATCGTCCTTACCCACACGGCTTTTCCGTTCGGCCCACGCTTCGGCACCAGAGACGGCGCGCTCATACGCCAATCCGGAGCCATGTCGAGGATGGCGCACCGGCGCAGCATCGTCGAGAACCCGCCACGCAGCCGCCGGTCGCCGTCTCTGTCGACGATCGTTGCCCGATCGATCGCCATGGCGAGCGACCGACGCAGCGGTGCGCCGAGGCCGACCGGGTCGAGATCGGCGATCAGCACGTCGGCGTCGAAAGCGTCGAAGACGGCGCCGGCAGCCACCGCGTCGAGCGCCTCGACCGCCTCCCCGATCAGCACCGCGTCGGCGGTCGGCTCGTCCTCGGCGGAGAGGTCGGGAACGACCCCGTAGCGATTGACATCGATGACGGTCAGGACCTCGAGATAGGTCTCCATCACGTCCCAGGATCTTCCCGTCTGGATCGGCCCCATCGCCGCCATGCGCTTCACCTTCGGCAGCTCGCTCACATAGGCCCATGTGAGCGCCTCCTCGATCCGCATCGTCCGCATGTCCACCTCCCGCCTCACCCGCGCTCGTAGACGTCGATCATCCGCCGGGCGAGCTCGATCCGATCCTGTCCGATCGTCATGCGCCGCCTCTCGTCCGCCCGGCCCCACTCGTCGACCAGGGCGCGGCAGCGGCGCAGGAACGGCGCCTCTCCGGTCCCGGCCGGCCGCGCCGTCGGTACCGGCCGTCGCCGACCCATCTCCTCCGGCGGCATGGCGGGTGCCGCGCGGATCGCCTCGAGACAGGCGGCGATGGTCGGGAAGGTCATGAATTTCCACGTCCGGCGCAGCGTCTTGACCGCCTCGCGAAGCTGATGCGAGGTCGCATTCGGCACATCCTCGGCGAGCGCCGACGCGATCTCGGCGAGGTCGCCCTTGGTCGAATAACCGAGACGGATCAACGGATCGACGAACTCGTCCAGCCAATCGACGCTCATCTCGCACCCTCCTTCCGCTTCTCCAGTTTCGCCCTCGCCTCGGCCATCCGCCGATCGATCGACGCTTCCGGAGCATCCCTCGACCGCCCTCCGAGCGCCCTGTCTCGCGCCTCACGGATCGCCTCGACGAAGTAGCTCCACGACTGCGCCGGTCGCGGCAGCGACGCCGCCCGGGCTCGGATCACCGGCAGGATCTCGGTTTCGAGGTCGAAGCCGTCGCCGATCAGCATCTCGATCGGCCCGAGGATGCGCAGGCTGGGGGCAGGGCTCGACTGGTAGCCGGCGGCGTCCCTCAGCCGCGCCTCGAGTTGATCCGCCGACGCCCGGTCGAACGAACGCGGCCCGCGCTCTGAGCGAGTTCCAGGCTGCAGCTTCGGAGGAGGATCTTCTCCATCCTCCATCCT